TCATTAAATAAACCTAAGTACCTTGTAGTACCATCATTGTATTTACCGTAATAACCAATATCAAGGCTGTTTGCGCCATTATTAATTGCAAGTGATATAAGTGGGTCATCTACTGATAAAGTCTGTGAATTTACCGTTGTAGTCGTTCCATTTACTGTAAGGTCTCCTGCGATTGTAACATCACGCCCTGTAATTAAATCACCACCTCTGTTAATAATTAATGCAGTTGTATCTAAAGCATTTGCATCCGATGTTTTAAATACTATTGATTCTGTTACTGCCGATTGGTCTATGTTTAATTGACCTGTTGAATTGTTTGCATAAAAATTAGAGCCATCGTGATAAATTTGTGCATCGCTTCCTGTTCCATAAATAGATTTTATGCTATCATTATGAATAGTATTACCACTCATTGTTCCACCTGCTAAAGGTAAATATAAAGCCGCTGAAGTATCTACGTAAGAAGTAGTCGCAATCTTAGTGCTGTTATCGTCTGCTGATTGTGTAGTCGCTAAAGAACCGTTTGGTAATGTAACACCTGCGCTCGGAAATTGTAAACTTAATCCCTGATTGGAAGCACTTGATTCTATTTGGTTAGCTGTACCTGTAATTGCAAAAGTTTGAGCATTAAGGTTTACATCCCCTGTTCCTGAATCTCCGCTAAAATCTAAATCTGAAGCATTATCCAAACCTTTTACGTATGCTGTTGTAGCTACTTTTGTAGAACTATCAGTTGATGCTTGAGTTGTTGCTGTAACTCCATCAGCAAGAACAGAAGTTGCAGTTACATTTCCTGTTAAATCCCCTGCTATATTTCCTGTTACGTTTCCTGTTAAATTTCCTGTAACATCACCTGTTACATCCCCTGTAAGGTTTCCTGTAACATTCCCTAAAACATCACCCGTAACATCACCTGTTAAATTACCTGTAACATTACCAACTAAATTTGTGTTTATAGAACTTGGCAAACCTATCGTTACACCTTGCCCACTTACTACCGCTTCTATTTCATTAGTAGTTCCTAAAATGCTTAACGTTTGAGTATTTAAGTTTACTGCTCCTGTATTTGTACCGTCTGTTATGTCTAAATCACTTCCTGCATCTAAAGCATCTACATAAGATTTTGTAGCAGCATCTTGAGCAGCAATTGGATTTGTTAAATTTGAGATTATACCAGTAACAGAAATACCTGTATTTGTAGTTTCTAATTTCTTAGAATTATTAAAATATAAATCTACGCCTGCACCTTTTGTGAATGTAGCTAAATTGTTACCACCTGTTGATGCTTGAATTTTTATAGAATTATCGCTTCTTAACCTTAAATCGCCTGTCCCTAAATCAGTAACAAAACTATCCGTTCCATTGTGGTTAATTTCTAAATCTTGACTGTTTCCAAATAATGCTTTACTTGAATCAGTAAACGTAATGTCATCATTTGCTGAAACTACAATATCGTTTCCGCTTGTAGTGTTTCCAAAACTTAAAACCTCTTGTAAAGTATCTGATGTAGCAAATTTAGTGTCTACGTACAATTTAACCGCTGCACTTGTTGGTAGTGATGTATTATTATCAAAGTTTTCTAATCCATCAGTAGAAGTCACGTAACGAGTTATTGTAACTCCTGTGCCTGTATCTTTTAATGACCCCCATTCTAATACGCTTGTAACTTTAAAGTCCCCTGCTGTATTTAAGTAAAGACCTGTTTGATTACCTGAACCATCCGAAAGTTCCTTTAACGTTGCTGAAATCGCTGCATTATCAACGGTTTTTAATAAACCCTGATAAGTATTGGATATTTTTGTATTAAATAGAGTTGCCATTCTTTGATTTTTTTGTTTTATTTTTTTCTACTTTTTTTAAGAAAGTTTTAAGTTTCTCAATATTCTTTTCTTTAGGTTTATAACTCATAATACCCAACCGTTAAAAGTTGCATCATAACTTGGATAAATATCGTTGTTTGTATTACTTGTATATTCAGGATATGTCGTTTGATTAAAAGCCATAAAGTCAATGAATCTTCTTGAATACCATTCTGCATTTGTACGAGCCTTTTCAACTAAATAACCAATTTCATTTTTGCTTACTGTTTCAGAATTTTCAGAACGATGTTTCATCATTCCGCCATTACGTATTTGGTAACTTGCGAAAGGAATATAATCAACCTGTGAAAACCAAATAAGCATTGAAACTATGTAGTCATCAAGCAAAGTTTTCCACCTTGCATTTGCAGGGTTGTCAATATCAGGTATTGCTGCTGATAAAGCATTATACATTTCTGTCCCCATATAATTTTGTATATGAATCTCTTGAGCTAATTTGATAAACTGAATATATTTGTCAGAATCAACATTACCATCAATGATTGAGTTCCGAACTAAGTCCTGTCTATTTATAAATAATACCGTTGCCATTTTTTTTTAGTTTTTAGTTTGGATATGCACCTCTGTTTTTCATATTTTCAGGCGCTATTACAGACTCTGCTGTTCCTCTTGGTTTTTTAATAAAACTTTTAGGAATTGACCTTGTTTTTTTGTAATTACCCAAATTTTCTGATGGCTCTGTATTTTTTTCTAAACGATACAAAACTTTTACCCATTTGTGTCTGCAGTAAATACCGCCTTTGAACTTAAACAAATCGTAAGGTTGCCCTTTATGTCCTAAATTAGAATTAACGCCCTCTCTTGAAGCCTTGTCTATGTCTTCCAACCTGTAAACTGTTCCGCTTGCTGCCGCTGACATCATATTGCTGCAAAAAGTTCTTGATTTATTACCCTCTTCCATTGGCTTTCTTGAACCGACAGCGTATTTGTAACGTATTTTATAGTTCTTAGAATCTAAATAACTGAATGCACTACCGTTATTCTTTGAAGTTACAGCGTCAGCAAGTTTTGTAAACAAAGATTTCTTTTCTTTTATACAAATTGCAGCCCATTCCTCATCCGTAACATCTTCCGCTAAGTCCAATTCATCAACCTCAACCCACTCTTCAGACATTTTACCGCCTTTTAAACCTAAAAATATAGCTTCACCCATATCATCAGATAAAAATTCAGGGTTTTCATTACTCATTTCTACACCTGTTTCCTCTTCAATATCTTCTTTGTCTTGTATTTGTGTATCTACTTCTGTAAATTCTAAAGGTTGTAAGGTTGTAAAGTATAGGTTTAAGCTAATATCATTGTATGATAGTATATTATCAAAGGAATCTATTAAAAGTTCCTGAAACGGTCTTATAACGGTGTTATCCATTAATAAAGAAGCTGTTTTAATTTCTTCTGCATTGTTTCCTAATCCTGAACTGTCTTTTATACCTAAAAGCATAGGCGACACAATACGGTGGGCAACCATTATTTTCTTAGTACTTTCTTCTGAAAGGAATTGATACTGTGAATGCGCATCACTTAATTGAACAGGTGTAATTTCTGCCTGACTTTCTTTGTTGTCATTAAAAGCAAGTATAAACTTACCTGCATTAGAACTTCCGCTAAATTTCTGTGCTATCTTGGTTTCAATAGCTTGTCTTTCTTCTTGATTTGGAGTTCCATTATTGAAGTTAATAAGCATCGATGGCGCAAGACCATTCATTATATTGTTCAAATGAAAATTAGAAACCTCTTCCTCTAACTCACAGTATTGTAAACCACCTTGATAGTCCACAGGAGAATAGTAGTAAAACCCTGCTTTGTAAGGCTTTACATAATATATTTCAATGTTTTCTTTAGACATTCCGTATGCAGGAATCCTTAAAGGATTGTCGCTTCTTTTAATATTAGCCCAATCTTTAAAATAATAATAGGCAGGTATATCTCCATCTTCATTACACTTTTCTGCTCTTAAAGTTTCAATAGGCATATGCTCAATTTGAGCAATTCTACTTCTGTCTTTAGAATAAATTACTTGAATAGCACATTGACCCATTAATTTTAAGTCATAGCAAAGTTTTCTTACTACATCTTTTTTAAACAACGAAACCATTTGAGCGTATTGTTCAGGCTTTTTATTTGAATCGGTAGCATTTAAACCTTTTCCATAAATTGCTTGACTGATACCATTAATTGCTGCATTGTTTGTTGGGCTACCATTGTAACGGTCTATAAGGAACTGAAAGTAGTTGTTATCTTCACCGTATTCAATATAGTCACCACCGTTAACCTCTTTAATTTCAGGACTTGTATAAGTTGCTAAATTAACAAATCCAAATTCTGAAGTCTTTGAGGCTCTTGAATATTGACCCTTGCTGTTTCTTAATTGTTTTTTCATCTTACTGTATAAGTATTATCAGAACCATTGTAAAAAGTATATTGGTCTTTATTTATTTTATAGTAATCGTTTTGGTTTAATTGGGCAACATCTTGGTCAGTACAGAAAATTTTATCATTATAAATATCTATATTTTTACCATCATCTGTGTTCCATTTAACTTCGTATAAATTCCAAAAACTATAATTTGTATTCCAAAAGTTGTAATCAATATAAAGCCTTAAATCAAAGAAACGATTTTCAACTAAGATAGGATTAAATATATTATCAAACGTTAAATAATTATTTGATGTTGATGCATTTGTTATCTCATACTGTTTAGTAACATTCGTATTGTCATCCCTGACAGTCATAGTAAATGAATCAGAGTATTCTCTTGGTATTACTGATAGCGTTTGTGCTGCTGCTGATGTAGTAAGTATAATCATTACATATATAACGAAAAAAAACAAGCTATTTGTAAAATGATTAAAGCAAAAAAAAAGCACCCTAAAAAGGATGCTGATTTTCTAACTAAATAAAATTGTTATTATTATGCAGTTGGGTCAATTTGAGCCGCATCTCCTGTTACAGGCGAAGCTAAGAAATAAGGTGCAGTTTCTTCCATTCCCTCAAATGTCAAAGTAAAACCTGAAAGGTCTCCTGCTGCTGCTCCTGTCACAACCGTACCACCTGTTAATTCCATCCCATTTTCAAATCCACAAAGGAACTCATTTCCATAGTAATCCTGAACTACAATGTAAGGTCTTGAAACTGCAAGTGTTTGCAATTCTGCTTGAGTTTTAGCATCTAAATACGTTAATGTTAAATTCAAAGTTTGTGTGTAGAATGTCGTTCCGTTTTCTCTTGATGAGGTAACAGATGTTTCAAGGCTACTATTACCCTTTACGTCATATTCGTACCACGTTGGGCTACCTGTTACAGTAGCTTCTTTAGTAGTTGCGTCAATAGTAACCCCTGTTAATTCACCAAAGTCTGCGAAATACACAGTTTTGATTCCTCCAAAGGCACTTTTACAAGGAACTTTCCGTCCCGTCGTTAATGTACAAGCCATAAATATTTTTGTTTTATAAAAAAAAGGGATAGGCAGAACCCACCCCTTTCATATTGATTAATTATTAATTTTAAGCGTACTGAACTAAGTCTTCTGCGATACCAAATTGTACTGCTGAAGTAAACCTCATTACCATTCTAACATTGTTAGACGCATCCAAATCTGCCATATCTAAAACTTTCACAGAATTTGTGTCGTTTAAGATTCCTGTTCCAAAATATAAGTTTGAACGTTGTGCTGCATACATTTTTCCTGCTGACATCCCTTGTGCAATAAACAATTTCACACCGTTTACAGATAAAGAACCGTTATTCCACCATTGAGTACCTTGGTTGTTTACACCATTTGCTCCTAATCCGTTAGCTGCAAATCCTCCTAATGCCTGAACGTATTTTTTTGCAATATCAGTACTTACATAAATGAACAAATCTTCCTTTCCATATAAAGATGCAGGAATTGCATTAACTACTTTTGATAATTCTTCCTGCACATTTGCTGCTGTTATCGCTACTGCTGTAATATCTTGTGCTGCAGGAACATCACCTGCAACTACTGCTGCCGAGATTAACTTTTCAAATCCATCAAATGAATTATTAGAAGCTGCTGCTGTATCACCTTGCCAAATGTTAAATTCTGTATTCTGTGCTACTTCTGATGCAACGTGTGCAATCATAAAGTCTGCAAATTTAGGAGGTAAAGACTGACCCAAACCATATCCCATTTGTTGAGCTTCCCAATCGTTTACGAAGTCATACTTACATAATTGTAAATTTACTTGTAATTCTTTTGGCTCAATAATTCTTTCAGTTAATGTTACAGAACTGTTTGGTACGAAATCACATCCTGCTGCTGTTACTAAAGCACCTGTTGATAATTTCTTGATTACTTCTTTAAAAGCAATGTTTGCCTTTACAGTTAATCCACCATCATCAATAGTAGACGCACTCAATAACGCTGCTGCGATGTACTCACCTGCAAACTCACCTGCGTATGATGTAGTGATGTTAGTTGTAGTCGCTAAACTTACTTTGTTTAATTTACTCATTTTGTTTATTTTTTATTTATTTAATCTATTTAATACTCTTTCCATTGATGTTGCACCCATTTTGCTTTTTCCAAAATTTACTTTAGTTTTAGCTGATTCAGTTTCAGGGTTGTGCTTAATTGGTTTTGCAGATGGCTCTGATAATTCAGTTTTAACATCTTCAGAAAATTCTTCCTTTACAGTTCTTGATTTTAGAACATTACTTTCAGAAGACATATCTTCTTTTCCATCAATCATAGCTTTGATTTCTTCAATCATATCTATAACCTTTCCAAGTTCTTCTTTTGTTGCAAATTCCTCTTTAACTTCTTCTTTTTCTTCTTCTACAACTTCTTCTTCTACAACTTCTTCTTCTTCAAGGTCTTCAGTTTCTTCAACCTCTTCCTTTACTTCTTCTTTTACTTCTTTTACCTTTTCAATTATGTCAGAAATAATACCTTCAGTTTCAATAACTAAAACCCTACCATCTTCTAAATTATAATCACCCATCGGTAAAGCTACCTTTTCCTTTGACTCATCATCTGTGATAATAAAAATTTCTTTATCTTTTTCAAAAGATTCAGCACTAATCAAAGTGCCATTTTCTAACTTCATTTCTTCAAGTTTTACCTGAATGTTTAGAAGCGTTTTAATTTGATTTAACATTTCTGTGTTTTTCATATTACTTATATAACGATTATTAATTTAAAATTTGCGTTTTCACTCTGTTCTTGTAATTACACCAATACCCTGAGCCCTTACAGAACCATCACAGCACTTAATAGAGTAAGTATTTTTGTCCCAACATAGACAAGCCCTTGAACCTCCCGTTGGACTTGTCCTACTTGGTATAAAAGTCTTGTTTGTTTTTCTCATTTATGATTTTAGTATTTTAATTATTTCACTCAATATCTCTTTATCACTTTGGTCTTTTGCCATATCTTTTTTAGCAGACTTTTTAGGCGATTCCAATTTATCAGCAAAGTAACCCTCAATAGAAAAACCCTTAACTTTATTTGTTTTAACATACTCTTTCCAAATTTCCTCATTGTTTACTTTTACAGCACCCATCCAAGTTCCCACAGGAACATTCAACCCGTACTTTCTTGATTTATCTTGAACCTCGTCTTCTACTATCCAAGACTCAACCAATGTCAAACCTGTTAGTACTTTATCGTGTTCTAATGTAGTTGCATTTTGATACCCATTTCTAAGGTACATTTGTGATGCCTTACATACAGTATCTTTTGAAAAGAAAATATAGTATTCGCCCTCTTCGCTGTATCTGTAAATTGGTTTGTCAGGTATCAATAAAGCCCCTAATAAAATTCTTTTATCTTTGTCAACTTCAGCAAGTTTTACCTCTTCATTTTTCAAAGCAACAAAGTCAGATTCTATAGCAGGGCTTTCTACAATTGATATAGCTTCGATTCCGCTTTCTTCTTGTTCTTCGTCTAATATTAATTCAACTATTCTCATAATAATATAACGTGTTTTTAATTAATTTTTGCATTTATCCAATTGTAGCGCCTTGTACAATATTCCTATCTAAACTTTGTGCGGTTGTAATATCGCCTGAAACAACGTATGCCTGAACAGGTTGCTGTTCCTGTTCTCCAATTGCTCCTGCAAGTTGATTTGTTTCACTTACTCCGACTACATTAAATGCAGGGGGTTGAGGTGCCGAACCCATACTCGGCGCTGATGGTGTACCGCCCCCTGCTGATGGCGCTGACTTACCTGCTAATGATGGTAATTTTGTTGCTGTTATTGCTTTTACTTGTGCGAACCCTGAAGCAACTGCTGCTCCTGCTGCTGCAAAACCTAAAGCGGGACCGATTATTGGAATACCTGCTAATGAAGCATAAGAACTTTGCGCCGATTGAAACGTGCTTATTGTTGCTGATGCAATTGCTGCTGCTTTTCCTGCTGCTGTTTCTTCGCCTAAAATAGTTGCAAGATTATTAAGACCATCAGTTGCAATTTTACCTTTTTCTTTGGCAGTCATTTCAGACCACTTTATCTCATTTCTAGCAGTTTCTTTATTGAATTTATTTAAAGCATTTACCTTCGCTTTTTCTAAACCAACAGTTGCTAATCCAAGTCTTTTAGCTTCTTCAATTAATTTATCATAATGCTCTGTAACTTTTTCAATTTCTAAAGCCCTGCGTTCGTCTGCTGTAACCGCTTCCGCATTTCTTATTTCTTCTTTTAATGTTTTTAATTCTTTTGCTTTTAAATCTTC